GGCTGCCAACGTGGTGGTATTGATCGCCCCACCGCTACCTGCAACGTTGCCGTGGCTCGCGTCGTAGAACGGCACACCATCAGTAAAGTTGGGGTTGCCCAGCAACAGAGCCCAAACCACGTTGGACTCGGTTGCAGCGGCCGCATTGCCCAGCGCCGCCGGGATCCGTGTGAGCGCGCCGAGATCATCGTTCACAATGGTTTCCCAGGTGAGTGCGATGATCTTGCCGAACTTAGCTACCTTGATAGGCGCACCATCCTCGGACAGCGTGCCGTACTTGTACTCACCGTGTTCCTTGACAGCTTCCAGCGCGGAGATATCACCCAACGCAGCACGGGTTACTGCGCGGAAGTCTGGCACAGTGGTCTGGCGACCCAGCGGGCGCCAGGTCTGCGGGGCGTTGGTGTACGCATCACGCAACGTGCGATTGACAGTGCTGCCCAGCAGCAGCGGGAAATCGCTGGTGGAGTGCATGCCAGCGGCGCGAACAGCCTGGCGATCGCAACCCAGTGCGGCGCGAGCCAGTTCCTGTGGAGTCATGCCGCGGGCATTACCACCGGCCATCTCGACAAACTCACGAGCCATGTCGACCAGGCGCATGCCGCGGAACTCACGCCCGGCATCTTCGAGCTTGATTTTAGCGTCGCAGCGGTGCAACAAAGCGTTCTGCATGGCCTCGCGCTTGGCGGTCAGAACGGTCTGGTCTTGGCCTCCGGTCACAATGGTCTGGTGGCTGTTGCGAGTATTCGGCTGATCTTTGGCCTGCTTTTCGGCGACCTTATCAATCAGCGCGATGCTGGCATCGGAAACGGAAACGCCACGCTCAACCAGGTCATCGACAAAGGCTTCGTCGTCTAGCTGCACCTTGCGAGCCATAGTGCGGATGTTCAGACTGCGTTTGCGCTCCGCCTCAGCGGATTCGCGGCGCAGTGTTTCATCAGCCGCGCGTTTCGCTTCTTCCGCCGCGCGCTTCTCTTCTTCGGTCATTGCATCTTCCTCTTGGGTCGTAGGCACGGCGGCCGGTGTTTCGGAGGGCTTGCTTGCCTCCCGAACTTCAAAAATGGTGTTGAATCGTTGGCCTTCATACTCGGCCGCGGTCTTGGCGCTACGGACCTTCGCGCCGTCGTCGAAGCCGATCGGAACAAGGGAAAGCTCCATTGGCTCCCAGTCGACGGCTCGGTAGGTAGGTAGTTTGTCGTCTTCGCTTTCGGTCACCTCGTAACGGTGCACGGCGTAGCCAACGCTGATGTTCCGAAGAATTCCGTCGGCAACATCCTTGAACACGACGTCGGCATCTTCTCGTTTGCTGAAGCGGACGAGAGCATGCCCTTCACCGCCCTCGATCCAAGCGCGCTCAACAACTGCAAGTACGGCACGGAGCTCATACTGGTTGTGCGTGTCCAGCAGAGGCGCGCCGTTATTCAAGCGATCGAGGCGAACAGCCGCATCGGTTACTTCCAGCTCTTCCATGTAGCTGCCGATGTCCCAGGAATAACGACGTCCTTTTGCGCCGGTGGTCCAAATCAGCTCTACGGTGCGGGCGTCAACGTCGACGGAGCCCTCGCGCACGGCGGCGCGCAGGCTGAGCATCGGCGTTTCATGCGTCTTTTTCGTCGTCGATCTGCTCTTCGTCGTCGCTGACATCGTCTGTTTTCTCTTCGGTGATTGGCGGCTGACTCGGTGATCCGGCGGCCGCGACGCGACGCGGGTCGCAATCCAGGACCAGGCCGTATTTGTCGATCATTTCGTTGGCTTTTTTGATCTGCTCGGCATGCCGCTTTGGGTCTGTGATCCCGAGCTCGCGCAAAGCATCAGGCCAAGTGGTCAGGCCGTTGCGTACGCGGGTGATGACGTTTTCCGTTTCTGATTTGGGATCTACCATGTCTCGGCGTGGCGGCACCCAGTAGGCCTTGACGTCATCCACGACCCCGCCTGGCAGCAGGACCTGCGCCTCCATAAACCAGCGCCAAACCTGATCACAAAGCTGGGGGATCAGCATTCGCCACTGCCACACATCGACGCGGCGGGCAAAGTTGAGCCAGCCCATGCGACCGCTGGAAAAGTTGACGCCCTTGAGGTCGCCAGTGAGCAGCTCATAAGGAACGCCAAGACCCACCGCGATTGCGTGAAGCGCCTGCAATGAATACGGCGCGTAGCCGTTGAATGTCGGCGGGGTGCCGAAACTTACCTCCTCCCCCATCGACAGCTCCTGAAGCATTCCAGGTTCCATGCGGTCAATCAGCGGCGGGCGTTTCGTGGCACCCTGAGGGCTGTTGTCTGGATCCTTGGTTATGAATCCAGCGAAGCAAGCGGCAATCTTTGCCTGCTCCATCACCGCATCTTCCATTTCGTCGAAGTTGCGCATCCGCTGAAGAACCGGTGCCAGCCAGGTGTAGCCTCGGGCCTGCCCCGGCCTCTTCCGGAAGAACACATGGATCACGTCTTCAGCAGGAACGCGGCGAGATTGGAGTGAGCCCCATGCAACGTTTGCACCTGGGTGTTCATCGAACAACCAATAGGCGACACGCTTTCCAAGGGCGTCGAACTCGATGCCTTGAATAATTCGGTTGAGCCCAACGATGGCTGCCTTTGACTCGTCGAGAAAATCGGCCTCGATTACCTGAAGCTGGACCGGAACCGGCAGACCGTCGGAGCTGAACCGGCGCCGACGGCGAATCAGGCACTCACCACTTTCGGCGACTGCCTCCATGATCATGTGCTGCAGGCCGTAGAAATCCTCCAGACCATCAGCATCGCAGGAGGTTGTCTCTGCCCACGCCTGCCAGAGGTCCATCAACCTCACGCCATCGCGATCGCGCTTGGCCAACGGCAGCGGAACGATCCCCGCGCCAACCACGTTGTCTGCAATGCCAGTGATGGCACGCTCGGCAAAAGGGTTGTTCCGGCGCTGATCCCGCGCACGGTTACGAAGTTTGGCCAGCGCGGGTGCGTTCTCGGCGTTGGCATCAGAGCCGCTGGTACGCCATCCGTCATTCCTTCGTCCACCCGAAGCGCCCTCGAAGCGGCGCTTGATCACGTCCATGGTCATTTCAGTACGAAGCTTTTTAAGGCGTGCGTCTGATCGCTTGGCGGCGTACCCAGGGAACAGGCTGTCGAGCATGCTCATGGGCAATATCCTTTGGAGAACGAGGTGTAACGGCGACCGCCGTCATTACAGGCATTCAGCCCAAGCTCGGTTGCCATCAGCTTGAGGATCCGGATCATTTCGTCGAGTGATCGGTAGGTAACGCTTTTGTCGGCGTAGCGGACGGACAGCGCACCTTCGGCGATGGCCGCCTGCAAGGCCTGGTACTGCTCGATTGTGAAAGCCATAAGTCTCACTACCAGAATGTGGATTTCTTCCGCGGTCGATCTTCCGACTCAGATTCGTTGCCGCCAGTGACAGCAGCAACCAACAAGTCGAGATCGAGCCCGAACCGCTGCTGGCAGATGCGCAGTGCGGCGAGCGCGTACACGAAGCAATCGAGCGCCTCGTTTCGGCGGCCGCCGCTGTCCCAACGCATCACGCGTTTGCCCTTGGAGATAGCTGCTTTTTTCTTTTCGGAGGTGAGCTGCTTGACCTCCGACTCGTCGCAGATCACGTCGTTGGCCGGTAGGTGAACTACCCCGGGCTGTGAAACACCCGCCTGAGAGGCAGCTGTATCGACGGGCAACCCCATGCGGCTGTAGAGCAACTCTTTGGCGTTGTCGGTACCGACCTCGGTGAGGAAGACCTTGTGCACCTTGTTCTTCGTGCGCGGGAAATTCGCGATCGGCTTGCCATAGATGGTCGCACCACGGATTGGCACAACCCATTGCACGCCGTGCTTGCGGCTCTCGGCGTAGACCTCATCCGCATAGTGGCCGCCGGCGTCCCACGTCCAGCGCTCAACCTTCATGACGGTGCCATCGACCCGCGTGAACTGCCGGTGCAACTCAAGCCCTACCTTACGGCGGAGCTCTTCACTGGCAGGGTCGCCCATCAGGATGAAGCGGTAAACCAACCACGCTTCCTCGCCCGGACCGAACGCCCATACCCGTCCTTCGAAACGGTCGTCTTGAGTATCGATGCCACCAACAAGGACCAGACCGAGAGCCGGTACCTGCGGATAAACTTCGCGGCGACCGTACAGGACTTCGGAGTCGAGCTTCTCGCCCTGGTCGTCGTCCCACGTTTCGCCACGAGTGGTGTTGATGAAGGTGATCAGCTTCGAGACGTCGCCTTTCACCTTCAACCATTCTTCGGCCAGACTGAGCCACGTGCTCCAGGTGCTGTAGATCGCCCAGATACTGAAGCTGACAGAGCGCGGAGTACGAATGATTTCATCATCAACGCCATACCAGTCCATGCCATCGCGGGTCCAGATGCCGGTGTGTTCGCAGACCCAACGCCCGTTCTTGGAGGACTCGACCATTTCGTTGTGCCAGATGATGCAGGCAGCGTGCTCGCACACGTACCAGGCTTTCTCGGCTTCACCGAGCGCGTTCTTTTCCCACTTCAGTCCGAACTCGCAATCCTTGCCGCCCCACTTCAGCGTCTGTTCCTGCCGGCAGTGCGGACAGTTGATGTGGAACCTGAGCAGGTAGGGTGACTCTTCGACGGCCTTGGTGATCTGGCAGGAGCCAACTCGTTTCGGCGTTGAGCCGCGAATTGACTTCGGGTAGATCGCACCGTTGAGTCGTTTGTCGCCCAGGGTGATCGGCGCGCCCTCGCCTTCGACGCTTTCGTCAAAGTTGGAGAGCTCGTCGTAGATAACCTCATCGGCGGATTTCTCACGGTAGTTGCGCGAGGCCTTGCCGCCCCTGATCCAGAGCGTCCGCCGGTTAGCGAATATCTTCTGGTCGAGAGTGTTGTCGCTGTGCTTACGGCCGAACCACGGGGCCAGGTCACCCAGCGCAGGAACGTCGCGGATCATTCCGTTGACGTGGCTTTTGCTGATGTCCTCGGCGTCCGGGTCTGTCGGACTCCACATCATGACGTTGCGGCGCTTGTGCTGGATCTTGTAGCCGATGTTCGCCATCAACAGCTTGGTGTAACCGATCCGTGCCGACTTGATGAAGTTGACGACATTGATCAGGTCGTTGCCCATGCTGTTCAGGATCGCAACCTGAAACGGCTCGGTCGTCCATTTGCCCTCGTTGTAGGAGGACTCGGCGGACATGTAGAAATTTGCATCCGCCCATTCGACGGCTGTTTGCGGTGGTTCTTTGTAGAGTGCCTGGAGTCCTAGCTTGATCGACTTACGCAGATCATTCAGCCATGGACTCAACGTACTCATCTAATAATTCCGGAAGTTGCTCACCAAAACTGGCAGCAATGTTTCGAGCAAGCGCGATCTCCCGCTCCACCGACTCGATGATCCGAGGGTCAACCTCCGGGTGACGCCGAGTAACGGTCTTGCCGACGGTGTCCAGTTTCGAGCCGATCTGTGCGGCGATTTTGGCAAGGGCAAATGTGGCAAATGGGACTGGCACGAGTTGCTTGTCCAAGACCAGGTTTTTCTTCTCCTGGGCGATGCGTTGCGCGGCAGTGAGACCTCGGCGCTCTTCGAGCAGCTTGTACTCGATCATCGGATCGAGACCTTCGGTTCCCTCACCCGCTGGTTGTTGTTTCCGCTGCGAGTGATCAACGCGATTTTCGACCACGTTTTGCACGGTGTAGAACGCCTCTCGACCGATGCGGGCGACAGGCGCAACTCCCCATTTGTCAAAGGCTTGCGGGGAAATCCCGAGGCTCGAAGCCATTTCGGATTTGTTCAACCACCCGCGCTGTTTGGTTGTTTCGTTTTTGGCCATGATTAAACAACAACCAACCGTGGGAAAAAGGTCATACATATTTGGCGCGCGGGGCCCGAATTACCCGCAAGGGGTCGGGGCCCCGGGAAGGACCCAAAGGGGGGTACCCCCTGCCCTGCCCGTCAGCCCCGGGCTGTGGATAGCGCCTGATCCATCGCGCTGGCGAACTCCTTCGCTCGGTTCGCCTTCACGATGTTGTCTGCAATCTTGTAGAACGGAACGATCACTCGATACCCTGGCTCGCCCTCACTGAAGATGAAGACAGGGCGAACGGCATCACCGAACGCAGTCTTCTTCCTCTCCCAGATCCCCTGGGTACCATCGACATCACCGGCGAAATACTTCTGGGCGTTGCCCTTGCGCTTGCTGCGCTTGCTGCCTGTTGCGTTGGCCTGCACACCACTGACAGTCTCGGCCGCACCCAGGCCAGACAGGATCTTCATGATCGTGCCGCGCGGTACGTTGCCGAATTGATTGAGCGCTGATGCGGCTGGGATTGCGTACTGGCCTGGCTGCATGATGCCTTTGCCGATCAGTGCTTTCTCGAAACGCTTATGCGGCCGACGACCACCTTTGACTGGCTGCTGTAAATAGGTGTCAGCCGGCACACCCGATGTCCACGCATCCTTGAAGAATGTCCGCGCCTCAGGGTTACCCTTCTTGGCGGCCTTCACATAAAGGCTATTCATTGTGGTAGCGGTCGGCCTATCAAGGCGGGCCCTCATCACTGAGAGCTCCCCCTGCTTAACAAGCATTGCCAGGCGCGTAGCCATGAGGGCAAAAGCGAAAGGGATCTGCTTGCTACCCAAGGTGCGCAGCGCCTTAGAAAGTTCTTCCACATTGGTGCGGGCATCGATCTTTATCATGGCTACACCTAGTCATCCTGGCGCCCTACTTACTCAGCTTCGGCTGAAGAATCACCCGGGCAACCATCACCAGCAGGCCCAACACGCCATAGGCAATCGGTGGCAGCACGGCCTGTAGTTGCGGCAGCAGTTGCTCAGCGATACCCAAAACCGCAATAGCGCCGCCCGCCTGAACGCTGGTCATGCTCAACGCTTGTTTCCAGTTGTCGATCAGTTGCATGGGTCACTCCTTAGGGGTTGCGCGGTGGATGCTTCGTTTTGGTCATGAGGCCGACAGGTTGGCGACCCGATTTCCGGCGCTCTACCCCGCCCCAACTCCAGTCTTGCGTGAAGATGTACTGACGGCGGGCCCAGGCATACAGCACAACACCGCTATGCAACGTCACGGTGAATAGTGAGGCACTTGCACCACGGATCATTTCGCCGAGCAAGCCGAAGGCACCGATGGCGACCAGGTAGAACGCAATGGCAAGGACTGGATGCTTGAGCAGGTCGACGGCACGCAGGTATTCCAGCGCAGCCAGAACCACGAAGATGCACAGCACGGCATCCATGCCCGTAAGGATCATGTTCATGTCAGGTGCCTCGCGTTGCAACGAACTGCCCAAGTACAGCCTTCGCGGCAGGAATCAGGTTCATGGCCGTCAGACCCAGCACGAAAGCGACACCGCAGAGCAGGTAGTCGTCTGACACCAGCTCCAGCTTTTGAACGAGGTACGCCGTCACCGGCTGCGTCAGGAAGATCGAGAAGAAGAATCCGGTCAGTACCGCAGTGGCGGCCTGGCCTCGGGTGAGGTCTTTCAGGAAGCCCAAGGACAGGATGGCGCCGACGAAACTGGCCGTCACAACGCCGTACTTTGCCACCAGCAAACCGGCAGCAGTGCTCGTTGGTTCAGCCATTGGAGTCTCCATGGGAATAAAAAGGGCCTCATGAGGGCAAGGCCAAGCGCAGCTGTGAGCAGGAGGGTCTATAAGCCTCGCGCCTGCGGGTTCAAATCAGCTCCAGCAGCACTCCCAGCTCGGAGCAATGGGTGTGGTGGAGCCGAAAACGAAAAAGCCCCGGCAAATGCCGAGGCTCTGTGAACTGTTGAATGCAAAAGCCCGGCGCGATGGCTGGGCTTGATTTAACACAAACTATTATGGCTCTAAGTCTTCATCACGCTCACGAGCAGCCTTCGCGTCACGCTCTTCGAGCAATTTAATATAGCCCTGAGCATCTTCCTTCGACCGGTACGGGTCGCCAACAGTTTTACCTCCGACAAAGACTTGGAAGTAACGCGCTCTGGGATCCCTGATGCTTCCGCCTTCTTGGATATGATACTTCGACATTTGAATGATCCCTGTGGTTTGCATAGTAGCCACACCATATCAATCGGACGATCAAACATGAACATCAAAAAAACAAAAAGCCCAACTCTATGGTCGGGCTTTGCTCGCGGAAAAACCGCAAAGTAACTGAAATCTATATACCGGCCCCGGTCCTGTCAAGCAGCCTCTCGACGAATATCCAAAGCCCCATCAATCCACGCCACGCCAGCCTTCCAGAGCTGCCGGGTCTTCTCCTCACCGAAGCCCAGTTTCTTGCCGACATCGACCAGCGCCTTGTCCCGAGCGGTGTAGTACTTCATCAACACATTCCCGCATTCCGGGTATCGCTTGATCAGACGACCCATCAACCCATCGATCATCAGCGCGTCGTCATCCGTGATCATCGGCGTATGCAGCGTGTTTTCCCGGGATGCACAGCAGGACACACCAGACCCCAACACCACCCAGCGGCCCCAATGCTCCAGCAAATCTTCAGAAGTCCGCTCTGTGAAGCTTTTTGTTCTCGCCATAATCACTCCCCCGCCTTCGAGTTAATCTCTCTGCGACCGCCGCGAGCAAGCACCTTGTCCTGACACTCATGAATGGCAGTACAGAATTCCTGCTGTGCCATCGGATGCTCCTGTGGCAGCTTCAGAAATTCATTCCATGCCTCCGCAAGCAGCCCAACGACTTTGGCCTCCTGCTCAGTCACCTTGGCTTCCCGCTGTATAAATTTGGCTGCCATTACTCAATCCCCTGTGTAGTTCGTGCCACCGGCACCGCGGCGATTATTTTGCTGATAGGTGCGTGCCTCGCTGCCAATGGCCGGCGAGCAGCTCAAGTGGCGAACCATCCGACCAAGCTGGACAACCAGGTCTTCCATCAGCAACGGCTCCAGCGTTTGAGCATGAACAAAGCCGGACGAGTGACAGCCGATGCAGTCGAACTCATGAAGCAAACCCTTGATGAGCCCCTTCCCAGCACACGAAGGGCACTCGGTCATCGGGATCAAACTGCGCACAAGGGCGGGGCCATGCTGCTTTTTCATCATTTTTAAACCTCGCCTATGGTTGATTCTTGAAGGGCCTCGCAGGCCTTGTGTTCCGTGGCTTGCAGAGCATTACCCGAATTTTCGTTTCTACCGTCCTTCAACCCGTGAATCAGGAAAAAACCCTTACCGTCTAAATGGCCATGCCACAGTTCAAGGGCTGCACGCTTGCGCTCTTCGACAGTGGTATGGATGTAGGCCTGCACGTTGTGGCCCATGGCGTGGTTGATCAGCATCTCGCCAATCAGGAAGTCGATACCGAGGTCTGCCCAGCCGGTACGGGCCAACTTGCGCAGGTCGTGACTGCTCCATTCGCCCTGCCCCAGCCCAGTGAACACGGCGCTGGCCTGACCTTCGCTCATGCCCTTTCCACTGTGGGAGCGAAACAGGCAATCGCCGTCGTAAAGGCTCGCCTGTTGCGCCGCGCGGTACCGGATTAGAAGGGTGCAGACTTGATCGGTGAGTGGGAGCGAGTGTTCAACGCGGGTCTTGGTATTGCCCACCGGCAGATACCAGGTGCGATCGGACAGGCTGATGTGCGACCACTGCGCTTTGCGGGTTTCGCCGATGCGCGTGCCGTGGCAGAGCATCATCAGCGCGAGCATGGCCGGCTGTGGATCAGACTCGAAAAGGTCATGCAATTGGCTCAACAGCGCCTCGATCTGCACCCCGCGAAGGCGCGCTGGTTTGGCTTTGATCTTGGTCTTGGAGAAGTCGCTGAACTTGATGCCGGTCATCGGGTTGGTCGGTATCAGGCCCAGCGTGCGAGCCTGACGGCAGGCAACCACCAGCAGGCCGAAGATCAGGCGCACAAACTCCAGTGACAACGTCTCCTGAAGCGGCCACATCAACTGGGTGTCGAGGGTGCCGTGACGAACATCAGCAATCGGCATATCACCCACGCGCGGTATCAGGTGACAGGCAATCGCTGACTTGCCCGTGGCCTTGCGCTTGTCGGAGAGGTTGCGGTCGCGGCTCATACGATCGGCGTACCACTTCAGCAGCTCGCCCAGTGTTGCCCAGGGCGACACGGCCGCACCCGCTTCCGGATCAGTGCCCAGCCGCATGCGCAGATCGGGCAGCGCGGCCAACACAGCCTTCGCCGACAGGTCGGGATAGGCGCCGATCCGGTTCCATTTCTTGCGAACGACCAGGCTCCACGTTCCGCGTGGACGAGCCTCGGTGAAACGGAAGTAAAGACCCGGGTGCCGAGGGTCACGCATCAGCACGGCACCCGGATCATCGGCACGACGACGAATCTCGGCATCGGAGAAAGCCACGGTCATTGTCATGCGGCCACCGCCTTTGCTTTCTGCTGCTCTGGAGTGAAGTCACCGCGCAGAGGCATGAGTTGATGAGGCTTGAAAAACCCGTAGCCATCATCCCCGTCTCGACCGACGATCCAGCCATCATGCGGTGCCACCCATAACTGCCCGTCGGGCTCTTCGGCTTTCTGCCCTTTGAGCTTGAACACAACCAGCTCGACCTGACACATGGCCGGGAAGCCGTATTTAGATGCGAGCGTTAGGGCTTGATCACCCGCCTTGAATTGATGGCTCATGCCGCCACCACGGTTGGAGCCATGCGAAGGTAGGCGCGAATCTGCTCCATCGCATCGAAGTTGCCACGGCACACCACCGCCAAGTAGCCCTGGGCATTCAGCTTGCGGATGCGTTCGTGCTGACTCGCCGAGATTGCGGCATCGTTCGGCGGAGTGGCCTTGAACTCGATGTACAGGCCGAAGTATCCGCCGCGTGCCATGGTCAGCACCAAGTCAGGGATACCCGCCACAACGCCCTGCTGCTTGAGCTTTGCCGCCACCGACTTGAGGCGATGCCCGCCGTTGGGGACGTGATAGATCAGGTCAGCCACCTCCGGCATACGGATGCGCAACTCGGTCATCAGTGCGGCCTGTTCCTGCCCTTCACGGTCGATGGATTTGGCACGTACGGGCTTTGACTTGAACAGCTTCGGGACGGCAGGCTTCATTTACGCTCACCTCGCGCAATCCGGTACCGACGATCAAGACGGCGACAAGCTTCGAGCGCGCCGCCGGAGGTGATCAACATGAAGCCGAGCCAAAGATGGATCAGGATTTCGCTCATACCTTTTCTCCAGTGACGACATCGATAACTTCAAAGGTGGTCGGCCACATCAGGCTGCCAAACTTCTCAGCCGCAGATTGATGCTCGAATAGCGCGACTGCGCGATCTGGCTTATCAGTCAGGTCCCACTTGTAGCCGCAGCTGTGCACGGCGAAGCGGTATTCGGCGGGATTGGTCAGTGCAAGTCGGAGGTCAGCCACGGGCAACACCTCGCGAACGCATTGCACGGAGTTCGGCCAACGCCTGATTGCCAACCTCGGGGGTACGTTCAGCAGGCGGTGCAGCCAACTCAGCTACCGGAACTGGGCCGAGCTGCTCGCCCATCCAAACCTTGCGGACCTGTTCCAGGTAGCGCTTTTCAAAACTGATCAAACCCAGCTCCCGGCTGAGCAGTGGAAGGCTGTTAAATCCAGCGGCGGCTGTTGCGTGGTAGACGGCCGGGTGAAACCACTTCGCAACGCAGTGCATCGTCGGATGGCAGTTACGCAGAGCCTGCTTGTATGCCGTCTCCACGTTCGGCAGCGGCGGGCTGAGCATTTCCGGCATAGGCACGCAGCCTTGAATGAACTTGCCGACGCTCGGGATGAAGTCGGAAGGTTCGGCGCGGCAACGGATCAGACCGATATCGATCTGCTCCTGGGTGCAGATGCCGTTTTCGATGAACGCTTGTAACCAGGTGGCTTTCGATTCCTTGTAAGCCTTCGCATCTGGCCAAGCCTGACGCCAGGCGGTGCGGATTGAGCGCAACTGGCGGAACAGTTGGTTGATCACCTTGCCGGTTTCGTGGGCCTGATCCTGCCGAGCCTGCACCGACACTTCGGTGGTCGAGTCGACGAATTCGCCATAGCGAACCTTGGTCACTGCCTGTGCCACTACCGTGGAAACTGCTCTCATTTCGCACCCCCATTCATCCATTCGGTGTTGGTGTCGTCGAACTCATCCATCTGCGTTGCAGCACCGGCGGTTCTGGTCTTGTCTCGCTTTGCCCACTTGACCAGTTCGAAGCACCAACCAGCAGCGCTCTGGACTGACGCCGGGCGGGCAACGAAGAAACCCATGAACGTTTCGAGCAGTTGGTCAGTGATGACTTCAGCGGGGAGTCTGGCGATCGCAAGTTGGTCGGCCAGTGCCTTCTCGTTCGGTGTCCAAGCGGCGAACATGGCGAAGCGTTGGCGATCATCAAGCGCCTCGATAGCAGCCTGATCCTGCTCAGCAATCACATCGGCAATCGGCTGCCGCTGCTGCTGTTCGGTTCCTTGATGGTTAATTGATGTATTGGGTGCAGCCGCTGCACCCCGTTCTGTTCCAGGCTGCACCCCGTTCTGTTGTGAGTTGCACCCCGCTGTGTCATCTGCACCCCGTTTTGTACGGGGTGCAGGATTTGCACCCCGCGCTAGTTGAAGGTCGTAAACAACTGGGCGGCGGTCATGACGATCAATGTGCACGGCAGCAATAGCCTGATTGCCCTTCTGGATCAGCCCGGACTTCTCCAGATCGTCCAACTTGTAACGCACGGTGCGCTCGGACAGCCCGGTGTCTTGAGCCAAGGTAGAGGCTGATGGAAAGGCACCAGCACCGTTCGAACCGGCGTAGTTAGCAAGGCACAGCAGCACGTGACGGGCGCTTGAGTCTTTCAGTGATTGGGTGGGCAGAGAGAGCGCCCAGGACATTGCTTGAACACTCACAGCGAGGCTCCGATATTGATTTCAGCCAAACGGGCAAGACCTTTCGGCGTGACCAATGGATCGAAGGCCGCACGCTCAACACCAGTTTCAGGATCAGCCTTCAAGGAAGTGACTTTGTGGATCATGTAGCCGGACGTGATACGCGGCTGGTAGGCAGTCCACCGGCCTGAGCCTGGTCGCCGAAAAATCCAGCGGTGCTGTTCCAGCCAGGCGAAGAGCTTTGAGGGCTGGACCTGCAGGTGCTTGGCGGTGTCTGTGATGCAGATCGCACCGCCAGCTGCTGCCAACCGTTTGATGGCCGCAACCTTCGGCGCCTGATCGAGGATGACCAAACGAAGCGACTGGTTGTCCCGGGCCTGATCGGCAGCAGCCTGCAATGCTTCTGCGTATGTCGCCGGAATCTGGAAATGACCTACCTGAGATTCCAACTCCTGCCAGCGATCAATGATCCGCGCTCGCAACTCAACGCTGTAACCCGAGACCACCACCAGAGTGTCGCGCTGTGACAGGAGGAACTCGCGATAGACCTGGCCGTTCTGCGGGTGGACATAGGGGGTGTCGTTTGAAGAAACGACACCCTTGCCGACGTAACCACGGATGGTTTTCAGGACGTTGTCGTGGGTGCTGCCGGTAAGCTCGGCAATCTCCCGTGACGACATAGTGTGACGCGACACTTTTTGCGAATGATCTAAAAGTGTCGCGACATGGCGGGTATTGCCGGGGGTGACATGGTTGTGCATAATCATCTCCACAAAGTTTTGCCGCTGTTGAAAAAGCCGACCTCGACCGTCGGCTTTTTTGTGTCTGAAAAATTCAGGCAGCCTTGAGCGATTCGCGCAGGATCTGCAGCGCGTCGATTGCTTCAAGAATTGCTTTCTCGCCCTGAGCTTTTTCGTGCTGGCTGATGTGGTTGTCCGAGGTAGCATCAAAAATCAATCGCCCCACGTCACCGCACTCAGCGGACAGATTGCCCAGGGCAACCATCAAGGGTTTGACGGCCGGCTTCTCGCGAGCAGCCAGGTCGAATCCGAACTGGTCGGCGAGTGCCATCAACGGGCGCATGTCACCGGTGTGAAGCAAGACGCCGAACAGATGCTCGATCGTCAGGTGATGGGCTGCGTTGTCCGGGTTCGAGCGCTGGAGCAAGCTCACGTGCGCCATGCACATCTTCCCGGCCAGTTCCTCTGCCCCACTTTCCTTGATGGTGGTGTGGCAAGCCCTCAAGAAATCTTCCATTCGTAAAACCTCAAATTTGTTTCCGTGGCACCGCTGCAGCTGCTCGACGATCATTCGTTCAACAGATCGGCGACAGGG